CCGTCGACTTTGTACATCAAAACCTCATGGATTAGCATGTCTTCGAGTACGTCATTGGTTTCTTTTAGGTAATACCAAGTTTCTATAATCATTCTAATCCTGTGTCTTGTTTTATCTGCTCTAATAAACCATTCTTTAATTGCTGAATTATTCTCATTCTAACAAAAGAAGATATGTCATTTAATGATGTATGAACATCATTTCTATAATTCTTTCCATTAAAATTACATTCAGCTGTATAGGTTCCTTGCTTTCTAAAATAAGCATCAATTTCCGTCTCAAAAGGGGCAGGATCTCCAATATTTCTTATATAAATTTTGATAGGTATTTGTAATGTTAAATCGCTATAACCGCTTTCTAATCTTTGCATTTATTATAAAACCACTCAAAACTAAGTTGTAAAAATAAAAAAATTATAAATAACCCAATAAGGATAAAAGGAATCGCCGCAATCCATAACAACCACAAAGGAGCATTAAAGCAGACAATCGCAATTACAATTAAAGTTAAAACTAACCACCACATCTCAAACCCCCAACATCAAAAGACAAACTTGTATCACTTACCCATTCGTACTTAATCTTGTGTGACTTGGTAGGCTTAATTTGTAGATCATTAAGTGTTTCGCCGATCGGCACTGCGAGGCTACCAACCATTTCTGATGCTTTGCGTGTTTTATAAGTTGGCTCGTCAACAAAAGTCAGCGTAATTACATAGCCATCGTTTGTGACATTTACATATCTTGTGTTGATATTTTTTGATGGAAGAATATTTTTCTGTATGTAAGCTTTCTTATACTTAGTGATGAGTATTGTATCGCTAACTATTTTTGGCTTTTGTCTGACTACTTTTTTATTAAGTTTTTTGAGTTTTTCACGGTATGTTTCAATAGTATAGAAGTTTATCATTAGCACCTGCTTAGAATTAAATAAATAGCGAAGATATCCAAGATTATGCTAATACCAAGAAATAAATTACTCATTTTCTCTCTACCTTAATGTTGATATAATGAGCCATTACAACGCCTATGATTAAACCAATAATAAAACTCATGCTGGCTCTACCATGTAAATTTCTAGTGAGCGCATCTTGATTTCAACGCGGTCATCTATAAATGACGCAAAGTGCATTCCACCTATACATATAAGAAAAGCCGTTGCAGTCAAAGCGAACATTGTGTTAACGAAATTTTTCATGTCTTATCCTTTCAATAGTGAGTTAATAGCCATCATTGATAGCTTTGCTGTATCATCATTCATTTCCATGTAATATTGTATTTGATTTATTAAATTGATTAAGACGTGCGTACATGCATTATCAGTCTTGTAATTCATAAAGTTTTTTATGATTTCTTTAATTGCAAAACTGTTTTTTTGAAGAACACTCTCGTCAATTTCGTTAATTATAATATCTTTTTCGGTCATAATTACTCCTAGTTCTTATAGTGAACACTGATCCTTAATATTTTTAAGCTCTTTATTAGCCTCTTTTAGCAAAGCTGATAATCGCCTTAAGCATGTTTTTTTATCTTTCATTAACTTTTTTCCTTCAATCATGCTATGGCCTTTAACGCGGTTAAAAATCAAGTCATTCTCGTTTTCTTTTAGATAGCCACACTCAATATTCATTTCTCGTAACAAATCAAATAATTTTTGCATAATCAATATCCTTATTCTTATAGTGACTACTATAAGAGTTAGTCATCAACGTAAACTACCATCTGTTTAACTGATGGCAAGTTATATTCTGTTGGGTCTAATACCCATTCAAGAGCATCTATTGCGCTAATTAGCTCTAACTTTTGCTCTTGGTCTTTAGAATATTTAAGCATCGTTCTTAATATCTCTATTTCTTGTTTTATATGATTCATTACAAACTACCAATCCATCCAATAAATCCATCACTACCAACACAGTTATATTGCACTGCAATAGCACAGGAAATTATTACAAAGAAAATGCTTATAATACGTTTCCAATCTTGTAAAAGGATTAGCAAAGCAAAAAATATTGCGTACCAGCTCATATTAATTAATCCTTCCAGTGCGCAGATCATCGAGGAAGCAACCTAGCGCAACTCCAAGACCGACTACAGTTATCGCCGTTGCACAGCTCCCAAAAAAACTAATTACGCTAATTAAAATATCCATCAGTGGTTCACCTCATTCTTAAATATTTTTTCCATTGTTGCAGAAATCATCTCGACTCTATCATCATGATTATTCATATCTGTGTTATCGTAAATTTGTAATTGTGCTTTCTTTTCTTCTAAGTAATCTTTAATTGCTTTTATTGCACTATCATCTAGTCCGCCGGAACGATGCTTAAGAAAACACTCAGCAGCAACCTTGCACCCGTATGTATCGAACCAAGCTCTAAACTTTGAGATTACTTCATCTTTAAGAGCTGACTTATCATTTTCAATACTCATTAGATCATTGAACATGGCTTCCATCATGGGAGCCATCGCATAACGAAAAGCGTTAAAGTGTTTTTGTATTAATTCGTTGTCGCTCATATTACCCCACAAACATATTGTATAAAAAATAACCTAATATAGAAGCTAGAAGGATAGGGCTTGTATAGAAAGCGATCAATTTAAGTTTTGGTGATACCTGTAATTTTATCATCTTCAATCCCCAGCTTTGATTCAATATAACTCAATCTGTCTTGATCAGTCGTATAATGTGTAACTTTTAAACGAGTGTCAAGCATATTTTTGTACATATTGATCAACATTTCAGCTTGTGGCAATGGGCGAATACCTAATTGTCCTTGCGACATTAGACATTCAATCATTTTTTGTATGCCATCGGGAGTATCTGTTTTAATATCAGGGAGAGGAACTTTGAGATAATCGTCAGTTGAGTATTTACGTTTCGGCAATATTCTATCAATAATAATTGTCATCGCCTTATTGTCACCTTTCATAGCCATTTCCATGCACTTAGCGATGATTTCTTTTGACCCACTATCTACCTGCTCCTGAAGCATTTTAAGCTTGCCACGGGCTCCTTTAGGCCTTCCAGAAGGGTTATGGTTGTTGCCTGGTAAAAACTTAGTCATCAGGATTAATTTACGATTAATTGATTAAATACTGTACATATTATCACCAGATCAATAAATAATCAATAATAGGCGAGAAAGGAGCTATGGCATCAACCTTAGGATTGGGTACTAATTGCGCCATTCCGACGGTATCTGATGCCATAACATATGACATTCTGTATATGCAATTCTATTATTTGTATTGAAGCCTGTTTTAAATAACAGGCTTCCTCAAAAAACTCCGCTTTGTAGGTATTGGAATGACGGATAGTTATTGTTTATGGAAGATTGGTTGAGAGGCTTAAAACACCCAACTGACTCTTGGGTGAATGGTTGCACTGAGCAACTGTTCCGCGGGTTCGAATCCCACCGTCTCCGCCACTTTTACTATATTATAGATTTTTTATATGAAGTCAAAAAATCTAATGTAAGTTATACAGCTATCTGAATATCAGATAACGGCGCTTTCTCATGTTCAGGTGTAGGCAAATCCAGGATATAATAGTATGGCGATTTTGCTAATTCAGGTTCTAAAGCCCAATGCAACGCTGATTTAGCAGCATACAATCTATCATAAAGGGCTGTATTTCCCTCTTCGGTTGCCTTTATCAAAGCGGAATGTAACTTATCAATTTCTTTCTTAATAAATAGCATATAAATTCCTTACGTTAAAAAAAGAAAATCAACCCATACTCTCCCAGCTACGCAGATTGAGCAGAGGGATTGGCCGTGTTAAAGTCCCCAGGCTATACCCAAGGCGCATCTTGAATCCTACACAGTTAAATATAGAAACTCAAGCGATTAAATAACCCGCCAGAGTTGCGCTTCTATAGAGAGGCGTGGCGGGTGTTACAAGCCCGATAACAAAGTCAGAGCGGGAACAAATCAATTATACCACTGTACATCAAATAAGCAATAAAATATTTTAAATTAGTTGTAAAAATATGTTTGACAATACAAACAAATATGTTAACATGACTACAGTAGATAGTGATTAACAGATAGGAGATCGAAAAATGAAAGCCGTACATAACCACATAACAGTTAAAAGAGCAGTTTTGATAGCCGAAGAATCAGGAATTAAAGCAGGCATGGACATGCTCATATCTCTATTAAAAAAATACAGCCTATTAGAACAATTAGAATATATGTCTCAATACTTGGCTTATTGCGAATGGAAAAAGAAATAACCTTTCCCTATCCGAAGAAATAACGAGCTTTAAAACTTAGGAGTAAATTAAAATGAAACAAGAAATAAAACGATACCCAAAACTATTAACAATAATAAGGTGCTATCCTGGAAAACATTTATATATGAAAGAAACTACAGAGGCCTCATCATGGAAATCATGCGTATTATGCGGGAGAGTTAAACCATGCTAACAATCATAATTTTATTACTAATTTTTTAAAAACTAAATAGGAGACATATAATGCTATTTAACAATCACTACAACAACACTATGCACGTACAATCAAATTCGATGGATTCCTCTTTTAACTGGCTATTCTTCTTAAGCGGAAGCTTACTTGTCGCACTAATCACATACTGCGTATACAAACGTATCATGCGAAAGAACGAAGAACATTTACAAGCTTTGATTGACGAACAAGAGCCAGGTTCGCCTCGTCGTTATTTAACTGTTTAAGGAATAACAATGTCAAACTGGATAAGTGTTAAAGACAAAAAACCTAATTTTCATGTTCATGTTATTTTTAGATTAGTAAAAGGAACCTATATAGCTGTGTTGACAGTAGATAATATCTTTTTATATTCTTCTTCAAATATTCATAATGCAAGAATATCAATTGAAGAAGCTATAGAATTAAACGCAAAGTGGCAACCATTACCAGTACCACCAAATCATGAGTAATGCAATAGAAAAAATTATTCAAGAATCTTTAAGCTTTTCTAAAAAAAGAAAATTAATTTTTGAAAACGCAGGAATAAAAGAAGATGAAATAATCACTCTATTTGTTAATAACGGCGAATTATCGATTAAAACAATGGAAAACGACGTTATGACACTTGAAGAGTTTGTTTCTATGAAACAAACAGAACCACCAAAGGACTAAAAATGTATACAAAAAAAAGAGCGGGATACAAAAGCCGCGAAGGGAAAAAAGCTTTTCTATTATACTTAGATCATGACGTATCAAAAGAAATAGACAAATTAAAATCTGATAATGTCAATATAACGATATTTATTAACAATGTTTTAAAAAAACACTTTAAGATTAAGCAGGAGTAAAAATGCAACCTGAACGAATACACATAATTGACGAAGATATCCGAGAAATTTTCCGACTTGTTAAAGAATCAGAAAAAGAAGGCTATTTGAAATATGGAGACTTAAAGTTAAAAGACGGAATTTACAGGCAAGATATGATTCTTAAGCGCGAGGTACACTAATGAAAATCTATAATAGCAAAGTAGATAATAACATTATTAAAAAGTTATATGATTATCGAGTATGGCGAGGAATGACCCAAACCCAGATCGCCAATGCAATGGGCGTTACTAAACAGACAGTACATAGAATCGAGAATTGTAAGCATTCTCCTACGCTAAAAACGCTTAATAGCTATATACTAGCATTGGGTGTTTCGTATGAAATATCAGTTTTCAACAATAAGGATATGCAATGAAATATTTTAAAGAATTTCTTATGCCTATATTAATTGGTTGCTTAACAGGATTCACTACAGGGTATTTTTTTGGATATTGGGCAATTTTAGTATGCATACCTATATCGGCTTTAATAGGATTTAACTATAAAAATATAAACAAATTTTTCGGTATTAAGGAGGAATAATGAGAATCAAATTTAACAAATTAACCCGTCAATGGGAAATCTGGAAAGGATTAACCAAGGTACAAGCATTCGATACTAGAAAAGAATGTCTTGATTTAATCGCAATTTTTAATGGGATATCATAATGCTTAATAACTCTTTTAATCTTTTTTACTCAAACACTACAAATACAACTACACCATCTGATGAGTTTGCGCTTGGAATGAATGCACACGATTTCATTCTTTTTAGTTCAGTATGTGGAGCAGCAATCCTTGGCATAATCATTAGCCGTATTTTTTGCTGCTATATGAACTGTGCTAATAAAAAGTCAAAATTAGAGCCAGCAGAAATAGACTTAAACGAAAGCTTTGAATCCGACAAATACTTTCTCATGCACGACGATGCAAAAGTAATTATTGATTCTCAACAAAGAAGTTACGTATAAACAAAATAGACTTTTTCGAGACGTATCTTCGGGGCACACTCTTTGAGCTGTGCCAAACTTATTTTGTGATCTTCTTGATATCGGTTTAATGAACCATTAAATATATTAAATTCAAATCCTATATTTTGCTTTAAAGCAGAAAAAGCCTCAATGATATAATTTTTAGTTACTTTACGATCATTGCAGTAAACAATAACATGCTCTATTAACAACTCGGTATCATTGCTGATGTTGCCAGTTTCACAGATGAACGAAAGCTTACGAGCATCTTTAATTTTAGGATTTTCTCTACTAAAAGTTAACATATTTCCTCCAAAAAAAAGCCCCAACATAGTCAGGGCTAAAGATAAGTGCGAAAAGATGAATTGCTGGCTTAAACAAAATCATCAGCGTAATTATATACGCAAAAGTACGTATGTCAAATATTATTATTAAGCTCTGTTTTATCACATACAAAAATAGGTTGCATAGTAGTAATTTTTAAAGCTGCATTATACATAGGGATCATTGTAATATGACCTTCAACACACTTTGTACCATCAGAACATCCTGCTAGAAAGAAACAACAAATTGCTAAAATTATAGCTCTCATAAATCCCATGGTTTTATATATCCAGAGTCAATACACCGCAATAAGTTTTCAGCCATGTTATCGGGAGTCAGATCGGATATCTCGAATTTATACCCATTTAAATAACTATTCTTTTGAAGCATATTAACAATCTCAGAAACCGTATAAGCATCACACAAATAAACAATATCAGTATATTCATAAAGAAGGTCTTTATAGAAAATTTTAATTTGTCCGTTCCAGAACGCATGACAAAATAATGCTGTCTGAGGAACACCCCTCTTTTTAAGCTCTTCCGATATGTCACGGCTAGTTACTTGCTGTTCAAGCGGTATTATCATCTACATCATCCTTATAAAGCTTTGAGAATATTTCTTTGAATTCTTGAGAATTTATCTCACAAATTTTAATAAATAATTTCTTTAAATCAAGTGAACACAGCTCCTTTGCTTTTAGCAATCCTTTGATATAAGCAGGGTGATAGTAGTCAATAGGATTTTTATAAGCTGTATTTATATTAAATTTTGGTAGTTTTTCATTTTTAATCTCATCAAGATGATTGTCTATTTTTTCAATTCGTTCTTTTAATTGCATAAAATTTGCAATATTTTGAATTTCATTTTCTTGCTGTTCAAGTGGTATAGCCATAATAAATCCTTTCTATAGATAAAATCTTATAATGACTTAATGCTTTCTTAGCCTCAACTTTATTTTTAGTAACCATAAAAGTAATCATTGGGTTATATTCTACTGGGATGTTTTTATCGAAATATTTAATGGCATATATTCTATGAGTTTGTTTCATAATAAACCTCCCATTCTCCGAATAAGTCTTCTTGCTTTAAATGTAAACCAAATTCATCAAAAGGTCTGGCTTCGCCCATTTCTTGTTTTATATTATTTGTCACATATAAAATATTATCTTTAATAAAACAACAAGCTTTTTTATTTCCCCAGATTTTATTACGACACTTAACCCCTTCCCTCATCAATGCAAACGCTTCTTCAAATTTCATTATTCAACGACTCCTTAAGTTGTTTTTTAAGAGTTAAAATATCAAGCTCTCTTTTTTCTATTTCTTCCTTTTTAATATCAGGCCAATGTTTTTTATCTACTTCATTCCAAGCTAATAGAGATGCTATTTTATGAATAATTTCATCAGATTGATTGGTCATTGTTTAATGCTTCTTTAAGTTGTTTCTTATAATGCTTGTTAAGTTCTTGCTCTCGAACTAAACGGCGTTTTGTAAATTCCGAATATCCGACATTATCAATGTCATACTTAAATCTTTGAATGTCACAATTAGATAAAAAAATTTTTTCTATCCATTCATCAATTGTTTTAGTCACTTTTCCAATTCCCTAGGATGTATTCCCGTAAACTCTCGAGAGTATCATGACCGTTCAACAAATTAAGCAACAAATTCGCCCATTCATCTTCACAATCAAACGTATGTGCTAACATATCAAACGTAAACTTGTCTTTATCTCCTATCCAAAGCTTAGCTTTTGGGTTAATGTCTTTCTTTGGAAAATCATTCACAAGAGCAAGAATTTTCTCCGCTTCGTGAATCACGCTTCTTGCTTGTTCTTTTAGTTTATCTGTGTTCATTCTACAGCCTCGTAATTATCTTTAATCCTCTCTGCATAAACTGAAATATCATAATCAGAAGATTCTAGGCTTACAGAAAACTTGTTTTCAACAATATATTCTGCTTGTGTAACATTGTCAGCTTCTACAATTTCCGTAAAATTAACGACTGCTTGACCTGTCACTTTATATTTAGCCATTATCTTTCCCATCATCCCTCTTCTTATGCTCTTCCCACCATCCTTTAAGCGCAGGATGATATTGCAATACTATATCTATAAAGTCAGTTCCATCACTATTACTTGATCGACCACACTTACACTCAATGCGTGAAATAGCTTTTATAGATGAACAAAGCATATCCTCAATCTTCTTATACTCACCACGTTTATAAAGAGGCCAGTCATCATTCTCGATAGAACAAGCATAAGGAAATTCAACAGGCATATCTAATCCCTACTTAAAAAATAAATAGTAGCAATAGAGCAAATAGTTGAGCAAATTATGATTATAGCAACTTCCATTATCTCATCTCCAAACATTCAAAAGACCCGCTAAAAAACACAGGCCATTCAAGCATATTAATTTCGATTTCTTCGTAAACAGCCATAGGCTCACCAGGATTTTCTCGGTTGTGTTTATAACATGTTTTACATCTTGCACAATAACCATTCTTACGTGATTTGTCTCTATGAAAGCAATTGATGTTTTTCTCTATGCCGCATTGGTTACAAATGATTGTCATGGTCTTCCTATTAATCTTGCTTTTTGGATAATTTTTTGTTCTTCCATTGATGGAAAGTACTCAAATTCTTGAGAATCTAGCTTATTGGGTTTGCAGTCAAATTTAACGAGAAAAGGTATTCCATTACCGCCATCAACTATTTTATAAATATCGCCTGTAGCCGTATTAAAATATATATTTCCTATGTCGAATTCTATGTGGTTCATTTAAAAATCTCCTTTCTGAACTACCCGTATAGTAACAGGATATTCACTCTCTACCAGGCGTTTTTTTAGTGAAAACTCTTGAGTGATTGTCCCTTTAGGGTCTACGAATTCGACGGTGCCATCAGCGTAGAAGACTTGATAGTCACAAACATATTTAATGCCACTCTTTAAGTGGAAAGGGACTTGTCTTAAGAAAAAGATGACTTCACCTGCTTTGATTAGCATCTGTAGGTGTTTGTAGTATGAGGCTTCGAGCTTGCTCGGGAATTTCTGGTTATCGATTTCTGTTTTTATGGCATTAAATTTATGACGTGGTCTGTAAGGCATAACTTATCCAAATATTGAACAAGTCATGATTGTATATTTTTTGTTTAATAAGTCAACTGATTGGTTGCAAGGATGCTAATACTTTTTGGTTGGCTGAACTAGTTAACAAAAAAGATGATAAAAATGTAATTCATGAATAGAAATCTACCGAGCGGGTTCAACGCCCGGTAGTTTGGTAAGCGCTAAGTTGCAGTTGTGCTACCGCTTGATATAACGCTACGACAGTGAAATCGTAGATGTCCTTGTCAAGCCTATATTATACTAACTGAATTAATAGTATTCAACTTATTTATCAATGTGGTTTTTATAGACTTCGATGTTATTGTTTAGATGTTTATAAAGTGTTTTTAATACTTCTAATTGGGTTTTGTTATTAGTCACTAGTTTTTCGATAGATGATTCGTTTTTAGCAGATTTCTTATACCATTTATCTGTTGCCTTAAATTCTTTCATTTAAAGTATAAAAAGAGTCCCGTTTGGTCACACTATAAATCGGCTTTTACTTATGTCCTGTAACCGTAGTAGTCCACACTTAGTTATATAGCCTTCCTCTCTCTGACACATAGAGCGTAGATGTTTTTATAAATAAAAACGAAGAGAGAGGAAACAAACCAAGAATCAATAAAATACTACGAATAAATACGTAGATTTATATCATGTTTTTTTGAAAAAGTCAATAGTTTTGGATAAAAAAATAGGGAAATTGTTAGTTTCCCTCGAGAGGAGTGCTATATTTGTTTAAATTTAATTCAATTTCTTATTGTAGAATTGTGTGGGTGAGATACTAATACGTGTCTTGTTCTCATAACAATGCCCACAACGACAGCCATAAACAATCGCCCCAAGGTTCATAGCTTCTTGGTGAAGCTCGTCATACGTAGCTGCTCTTGACTTGACGAGAGATATAATATTTTTGAATTCTTTTAAGGTAGGAGCCATTTTGTTTGCACGCTCCTTATCGATATACTCCCATGCTTTTTGTATATCAAATGGGGTAACATTGCGTAGGTATTCAGACCATTCATTAATAAAATTGTCAGTTTTAAACTTGCCTGAATCGATTGCTTGGTTAAGCCACGAGAATTTCATTCTCATTTTTTTTAGCAGCCATTTTGCGACTATATCTGAGTGGCTGCCTAGGCGCTTGTCTGGGTTATTTTTAAAAAATTCCTGGGTACTAAACATAATAAATCCTTAACGGGAATTCCATTGTATAATATTTGAACTGATTTGTTAAGCAGATTGTAAAACAATGTTTTACATTGAGCATGACTATATGTTATACTTTCAATTATGAGTAAATATACTGACGTAAACCCAAAATTATGTGAGCAATCCGCTATTGCTATCAAAAAAGCCTGTTATATGGCTATTGCGCGCAAACTGAGTTTACTCATTAAAGACTCTGACGATTTGTTAAGATTGCGTGATTTTAAATATCACACCCTCTTTAATGATTTAGGCCTTGCAGAAGCATACCGCCAGATGCTTTGTGAGAAATACCTGCCTTATACTAAAATAGGAATCTGTGAACTTGCGGAATTGCTCGGGATATCACGTCAACGCGTCAATAACTGGTCACGCGGTAAAACTTTAATACCAGCAGAAATGGCTAAAGTCTTACATGAAAAGCTAGCAATATCGCTATATGAACTCAGACCAGACCTCTATGAGGAAAAAGTTTAGCATGTCAAAATCTCCTTACGTTGATTCATATAAGGAAATTAAACATGCTACAACAACACTACATGACTAGTAAAAAAGCCGCTAATAAAAAGAAATTTTTTAACCATTGGTTAGAAAATATGTCTTTTGATGATTTCATCAAGAATCAAGTTGAGAACCACGGAATAACCGATTTTTACCAGATGACATCTGATAATCAGTGCATTGCTATTAACAAATACTATTTAACGTATGATGACTTAGATGCGTCAGATTTATTTTACCGTCGCAATGGAACAGATGACCTAATCGCCGAGATTCGCAAGGTTCTTAAGAATACGGCTACGCCAACTAAGTTTTTTATTTGGCTTCGTTCGACAATTTATGAAAATTGTTTACCTTATGTTCAGCGTGCTATTGAAGAATTAGTTCGCGAAAGAATGCCGTTTAGCGAAGCTAAAGGCACATTTGTGGAAGAATTATAATGTTAGCAAAAAAAATAAATTCCCAAGCAGTCATTTACGAAAATATTTCTAATGATGATTATCATTCAATACCTGGATTATCAGCGACTGGAATTAGCTTACTGCTTGATTGCCCTAAAAAATACAAATTATCTTATATAGATGGGATGAAAAAAGATGCGCCGCATTTTCAGCTTGGAAAGTTAATACATACACTTTTGCTTGAGCCTAATACATTTGAAAATCGATATTTTGTTATTCCTATGCGAGCCAAAAGAACTAAAAAAGTTCTTGATGATATTAAGTTAAAATATGGTAATGTTGAAGTGATCACGCACAGCATATTTAATGATGCTAAGGAACAAGTGGAATCTATCAAAGAACATCCTCTTATGAAAGAGCTTCTAACGAGAAAGCTTAACATTGAACATTCAATTATCTATTATGATAATGAACTTGGGATAGACTTAAAAACTCGGCCTGATATATATACTGAAAATATAATAATTGATATTAAGCATACAAAGTCTGTTAAGCCTTTGGATTTCTCGAAAGCTATTTACGAATACGGATATCATCGACAAGCGTGTCTTGCGCTTGACGGTCTCGAAGCTGCAACAGGTAGAAGATACAATAATTTTATTTTCTTAGCAGTCGAGAAAACGCCTCCCTTTTGTGTTGAGGCTTATGTTCTTTCTCGTGATGATGGATCACGTTTGCGGTATGATTCGATAGAACATGGAAGGCGTGAAATTATACGCGCTGCACAATTATATAAAAAGTGCATGGAAACTAACATATGGCCATCATACACAGATAAAATAGTTGAAATTAATTTGCCTTACTGGGCGCAAATGGAGGTAATATGAACGGTGAAATAACAAAATTAAATGAAATGAGCTATTCAAATGCTACAGAATTGGATATACAAATTGCAACTGCAAAAAACTTCCCGCGTAACGTAAAAAACGCGCTTTTAAAAGCAAAAACGATAATTTCAAGCAGCGAAGATATCGCAAAAAGCTGTATTTACGCTTTGCCCCGTAAGGATAAAAACGGGAAAGAAACATTACTTAAAGGAAAAAGCGTTCGACTTGCCGAGGTGATGGCCTCCTGCTGGGGAAATATTCATGCTGCTACGCGAATAGTCAGTAATGACGGTAAAACAATTAAGGCCGAAGCCGTAGCCTGGGATTTGGAGAACAACGTCAAAATATCCAGTGAGGTTATAGTATCAATATTGACGCGCGATGGTAAAACATACAATCAAGATATGCAGGTGGTAACAGGTAATGCAGCATGTTCAAAAGCTTTGAGAAACGCTATTTTTGATGTTATTCCTCAAGTATTTATTGAAGATATTTATAATGAAGCGGTTAAGGCGGCTGTTGGTGAAAGCAATACACAAGTTGATTTTCAATCACGCGTTAACAAAGCATTTGATATGTTTTCAAAAAAAGGTATTTCAAAAGAAAAAATATTAAGTTATTTTGGCAAGAAAATTGAAGAACTCGACACCGATGATTTAGTTTCAATGATCGGAATTTTCAATAACATCAAAGATGGAAATATTAAGGCTGAAAATGCTTTTAGTTCAGTAGAAACAACTATTATTAACGATGATATTGATGAATTAAATAAACAGTTGCTGGGGGATAAATAATGGTTAAAATTCAAGGGGAAGCTGCGTAATGGATGAAATAATAAAGAAAATTGAAGAGACAGATTTTGATGTTGATCCAAATCATTTTGGAATGATTGGCTATAAGATAACAACTGATAAGCAAGAAATTTTGATAGGAATATATAGCGGACAAAGTTGTTGTGAAAATTATGGCTATTTAATTTCTCATGATAACATTGATGAATTCATTGGCTCTAAATTATTAGGCATAAATATTACAGATGATTCATTGAATACTATTGATGTAGAACTACCTGAAAGTGAAGAATGTGGTGCTATTTTTGTTAATATCGAAACAGATAAAGGAACTTTACAAGTAGCAGTATACAATAGCCATAATGGATATTATGGGCATTCTGTTATTGTAAAATCAAATCAACTTAATTATGAAGGCAGTCTATAAATGTCATTAAATAAAGTAATGCTAATCGGAAACATTGGCGTAATCACAGAAGCAAAAGACACAAAAGCGGGTGGGAAATTTATTAACTTTTCGCTTGCAACAAACAAGAAAACGAAAAATTCAGATGGAGAATACGAGAAAGCTACCGAATGGCATAACATTGTAGCATTTGGTAAGACTGCTGAGTTTATAGGAACTTTGTGTAAAGTCGGCACTAAAGTTTACGTCGAAGGCGAGATTCAAAGCTCAAAATACAAAGATAAAGAAGGACTCGAAAGAACGAGCTATAAAATCTTATGTAATCATTTTGATTTATTAGCTAGTGGTAAAGAAAAAGAAGAACAACCCGTAACTCAACTGGATTCGTCACCAAAACAAAATGAAATATTTGATGACGATATTCCATTCTAGAGTCTATTCTGGTGTGTATAGCCCGTTTTCAATCATGATTTTTTCATAAATTTCAGATCGATTCACGGGCAAGTCTTCGTCAGCTTCGATTCCAAGAACAACTTGTGACCCATGAACACGCTGCACAGTGATAATAACAACATTATCACCATGCCCAATCATAATTTGTTGTTGAGGTTTTCGAGTAAGAACTAAAAGGCTACGACGTTTTTTTCTTTTGTTTTGAATAAATTGAACTATTCCCATAAAATTTTCCTTTTTACAATGTGTTTAAATACGTATACAGATTAACACTATTGATAACATTGTAAAACGGTATTTTACTAAAATTAATGTAAGTGATTGGCTATAGTATAAAGGCCGCCAAGTAAAATGGCGGTGATAGCGGGGTTAATAATAGGAGAAAGCCACGTATTAACAAAGCTTTTTTTGTTTTCATTTTGTACTTCTATCTTTGCAAGCCTTCTTTCGAGAGCCATATAGTCCTTTCGTAAGTCATTATGATCATTCTTAAAGCTTTCTGATAACCCCTGAACTGAATGCGCAAGAGATTCGATAGACTCTGAAAGTCGAGATTGATCATGCTTGATGATCCCTATGTCTGTTCTAATTTCTACCAAAACATCGCCCTGCACTTTTTACTTCCTTTTGAAGGTGTCCGTTATTGTTGATATGATGCCTTTATTTTCCGTTCCTAATAAACTAGCTTTATCCTTGCTACGATGAAATATATTTACCCCTAATACGCCTATTCCCCATCCTAATAAATTGCATATAGGAGGCAAAATAAGCGTTAAAACCGATTCTAAAAGTGTTAACTGATTTGGGTTAACGAAAAACACCCAAGTACCCATGAAAAGTAACCATATTACGAGAGTTGGTATCGTGAAAACGATCATATAGCCAAAAGATGGCCTCCAGTAACTTTTAAATTTGTTTTCTATTGTATATTCTTTGAACATAGTATGGCGGAGGTTATCGGATTCATGCAACGCAAGACGTGCATGCAATCGTTCAATCTCATCATGATTGTTAAGCTGAATTTGAGATAGCTTATACAAAGCCTCGGGGTCTTCCTTTATGGCTTTGTAAACTTCATCCGGTGATGAATTAGCGCTTAGCTTGAAAGCGCCAGCAATGAGCGAAATTATAGCGACAGGCGCAGATATTGGAGCAGTTAGTAACGCGCCAAGTAATGGCGCGCCTTCACTAACTAACTGTCCAACATCTGACCATTTCATTACTGCTTCGCTTCTTTTTTAAGAGGCAATACCTTAGCAGGCTTTGCTTTTTTAGCGTTTGCAGTCTTTTTAGCTGGTTTTTCAACAACAGCAGGTGCCTGAGGAGCTGATTGCAACTGCAATAAAGCCCCATGAGCCTGATTACATTTTGCTACCCAAACATTCCCTTGCGCCGCAAGTTCACCAAATAATGCGATAAGCTGCTTTAAAATTTCTTGATCCATATAACCTCAAATGTTTATAAAATACCCATATTTATTATATGGGTATTTTTTGTTCAAGTCTAGGATGTTTTGATAGCTATCCAGAAAACAACAGCGCCAGCGCCAGGATCGCCCGTAAATGTGACGGTGATGTTATCTGTGCCTGGCACAGCATACGCCACGCCGACTACGTTTCCTGATGCGATCAGCATTCCAAGTCCTGAATAACTAGCCGTCAATCCTGTAGCCATATAAGTATGAACTGCGCTTCCCCCGCCCCAACTTGCGGTGATCCCGAATTTCAAGTTAATACCAGAGTCACCGACTGTGCCAACAGTATCAGTTGCCATTAGCAAGTTGTTGATGACAGTCGCTGCATCAGCCATACAAACCTTGGTTTTAGCAGCGTTTGAAGGCGACATCGCAGCATCAGCCAACGTGCCTGACGTATCCGCAAATTTTCCGAAGTTTCCAACAACAGTTGCGCCATTTGCCATGATCATTTTAGTTTTAGCAGCATTGGAAGGGCTGATACCGGAATCTACCATCAAGCCGCCTGTGCCACTGAATTTAGGAATATTGCCTGAGACAACAGGAGTCGTAACGCCCTCGACGTTTTGTGTCATGGTTACGTTTGATCCAGAAATAGTAGGCGTGAAAATACCAAAAGAAGCGCTGTTCGTACCATAATTTATATGTACTTCATCTGTAGGTGTAAAATAGTTACCATTTTGCGTCAAGATATAAAAATGATTTTGAGTTGTAATTTGTGACAATGTGTCATCACATTTGATACAAACTTTTCTTGGCTCTATGCCTTCGGTTCCAGCGGTTCCGAAATTGTATGATATAATTGACATTTATATTTTCTCCAAAATTAACTTTTTACGACTTGATCAGCGGACAATTGAACTTCAAAAGCAAGATTCAAGCCTTCAATGCCTGTCACATACGCGCTTAAAGAATTACCGTTTGCTACGAAAGCAGCGGATGCCAAAGCAAGTGATGAATCACCTAAGGGGAGTAAAGAAACGCGAGAATCAATTAACGACGCACCGCTTGTAGCATTTTTAAAAATACCCGTTATTTGAAATACTGAACATTTACCGGTTGATTCTTCGGTAACGCTGATTTTAGCGTCACAGCGACCGAAACAATTTGTGCGAATAGACACAGTAGTACACAGAGCTGTATTGGCGCCTTCGATTGCTATCCAGCCATTTTGACTGATGCCTTCTACTACCATATTGTTAATTGCCATTTTAAATTTCTCCTAAGTTAAAAAAATTAAGCGTTTGCAATGGTAGTAACCGTGCCACTGCTTCCACGGTATTTAAGAACACCTGCTTCAACATATAAATAACCGCCTAAGCTTGGGTTTGATCCAGGCGCAGTTGAATTATTTAATTTTAGCCATCCATTAAATGCGCTGATCGGCGTCGATCCTGGTGTTACGTTTAAAACATTTGTGCTATTGACGACATCAAAAATATAAAAATTGCTGTCACCTGCTCGTAAACCAAAAGTGAAGCAATTAGTTGATCCGGTATAAAAATGCTGTTGCGCATAACTTGTATTATCGCCACGACGAATGGTTAATCCTGCTTCGCTACTTCCAGTACCAATCACATGAAGGTAGGTTTGAAAATCGCCTTGGATCGTCATTTGCTTTGTGGACGGATTGTAAAAAAGTGAACTCGCGATCTGTGCCGCCTGATTTCCGCTCGAAGATGAGGCTACGAATGGCAAAAAGAAACTTGCATTTGTTGTGCTTGCTGTAGTGCCTATGTTAGTCGCGTTAGTCGAGGTACCTGATAACGTGGCAGTGATTGTTCCTGCGCTGAAATTTCCACTAGAGTCACGAGCCACTATCGCACTTAGTGTATTAGTGCTTGCCGCTGTTGTCGCAGAGTTTGAAACTTTTCCAGCTGTAGATATCGTTGCAAGCTTTGTGTCGACAATGCCAGCACCAGCCGCAACATCAGCATTTAATATTAATGATGTTGATAAAGCGCCCAACGAATCATTATGAACTATACCAGCCGAATTAAAGCTTGGGATTTTGATAATAGGTGTTACGCCAGGGGTAATATTGAGCACTTCAATCGTATTAACAACATCAAATATATGAAATTTAGAATCGCCTGTACGCAAACCAATTGCCCAGTTATTTGTAGAGCCAGTGTAAAAATGAGTTTGTCCGTATGAATTAACGTCGCCTCGTCTAATCGTTACTGCTGCTTCAATACCTGCGCCAGAACCGATAACGTCTAAGTAAGCTTGTGTTGAGCCAGTTACAACAAGATTCGAAGTGGATGGGTCAAACGTCAATCCGGCGTTCACGCCAGTCGTTTGATTCCCATTTGCATTGCTACTATAAAATCCTAGGAACTTAGCGCCAGCCAAGGAAGTTATTTGCGTGTTGGTTGGCACTGTAATGCTTGATGTTCCGTCGAATGAAGTACCGTTTATGTTTCTTGCATTTTGCAAAGCCGTTGCGGTTGCAGAGTTTCCACTCACTGAAATACCATACGTTCCTGAGGCAACGGACAAATTATTGCTGGCATCTGTCGCGACTAGCCTTGAGGCAGTAACACCAGTTAGCTTTAATCCCGTGAATTGAGGACTTGAAGAAGTCGCAATATCTTGGATGGTATTTAGCTGTGTCGCCGTGATTTTTAAGTTTGTTGAATTATAGTCAACGTCAAATACCCCAGTAGAACTATCATAAGATAGTCCATTGCCACCGGATAATTTTGTCCTAATATAATTAGCGAGAACTAATGCCGTGTTTTTTTCGGAGCCTCCGCTTGCACCTGCTTGGTTTTCAAATAAGTAACTGTCCGTAATTGTGACTGTAGTAGTAGGAATTTGCGCGATGGTATACGTTGTACCTGCTCCGACATCTGGAAGAAGTATAGATTCTTTTAATTCAACTTTCTTTTTTGCCATTTCAAATTTCCTTTAAGTAGCCGTAACTCGATAGTTACCATCAGTTAATGCACGAGTAACGCCTGTGGTTGTTATTCGATATCCAGAGTCAATTGGTGGTGGCGGGAACTCGCCACCCATATCGTTGACAACGGAAAATAATCCGTTTCCTAGTTGTTGATTGGTGACATTAAGCCAATAACTATCCATTGGAATATCCGCTTGCGTTATCGAAAAATGAGACGCTGACATAATCATTTGAGGCAGAAATAAACCAAAGTGAATCACCTGCCTTTACGGGCATACACGATTTATTGATATAGCAAGCGCCAGTAACAGGCGTACCACCTGGCAAAGAAATTTCGATAGGAGATACAAAAACACTTGGACCAGTTGAGTATGTAATTAACGCGGTATTAACGCCGTTTGGAACAACTACTTCCTGAGCAGTATTAGCCGTTAATTTAAAAGACGTACAATTTTGATCAAGCGCAAAAGGAGTGCCGTACATTGCAACACCATTTGACGAGTGATTCACTGTTACGACCATTGATTTAGTTGCCATTTAAAATAATCCTCTAGGTTTTAATTACATACATGAAGTAGGCGTTCTTAGGTCTTGTTTCGGTTGATGTTCGGTAGCCTAATGTTGTAGCGGTTAGCCCAGTATTTGCAGTGGTTCTGCAACCTGATGAGCCGCTAATATCAAAACCTGGGCCAGGGAACATTGCGAAATTATTTCCACTATCACCCGCATGTTTATGGTCTTGATAAGCATCTGCCTGATAAGACCCAACTAGATCACCGATTGTTCTTGTACCTGAACTATTTAAACGTGTAGCTGCATTAGGATCGTTACCTGCACCGTGATCCCAGCCACGACCGAAATACCCGCGTTTTTCAGGCACCTGGAATTGGCAAATAGCCCCAGCTACAATTTTTGTAGCGACTTGATCGGCGGTATCGCTTGAAAGAATGTCTATTGCTTTGATTAAAGCACCGGAAGATATCGGAGCGGTTCCAAGTCCATTTTTTCTAAACCAGTAAAGCGTAGAACGACCTGACGTGGCTTTTATTTCGTAATAAGAACCAGCAGTGATTGCGGAAGCTGCGACTGTGACAACTTGCACGATTTGGGCATGAGTAGAATCGCCATTCTGAGGTGTTGTTATCGTAAACCCAGAGGTATGAGCATTTGGGGCACTTGCTGTCCCAAAATTGTAGCATTCATGTGTCAGCGTTGCGGTGGCTGTTTTTGTTGGAATAAACCCATCAATGCCGTATCCCCAATTCGTTCCGATTGCTGCATATAAGGCTGAATAATCAGGAGCAGTAGGATAAGCGCTAGTTAAGTCATAGGAAGCGCCATTACATTCTAAGTCACCATCAGGAACCGTGCTTCCTGCGAATTCATAGACAGTACCAGGCTTGACTGGATTTCCAGGTATTAATGAAAGTCTAGGGGTATAAGTAGAAGTATCTAAACCATATTGGAGAAACTTTCCAGTATCGAGTGCTGCGCCATCGAAACCCTCAGAAGGTATTTTGATTGAACCTGCGATTGCTTGTTGGACGGCCTGATACTGTGACACGTCCGGATAAATCATCGCTCCGAAAGTGCCTTCAACAAGAATAAAATTAATTAAATAACCACTGGTGGCAACATCGGTTGGAAAACGCCAAATAAGTCTGACTTCACTATCACTTGTAACAACTTTCCCATCATTACTATTAAATTCAAAATTGACTAAATACTTATTATAAGAGGTTGGAGTTATCGTAAATGTTTCAATAACGCTTTCTTCATAGTCACTTCCATCAGTTCCGTAAAAACGCCCTTCGACTAATTGAAGATTAAAAGGAATCCCATTTGCGAGTGCCTCAAATTGCAATGTGCAGGATCGACCCTCCAAGAAATTAACATTTGGAAATATAAGCGTTAAATCTTTCTTGTCTTCAGCAGGATTAGGATTGCTGCAAGTAAATTTAAAAATATTAATCGGGTTTGTTTCTGGTGTATCTGATGGCTCATAGTTATGAGTAAATTCAACTGTATTGGTCGATGAGAAACTATTAGCTAAAATAAACGTCCAGCCGCCCATTGCGAGTGGCGTTATTTCGTCAGTTAAAATACCATCTTCCGGCTGTTCATACGTTACAAACTGGCCATTTGGAATCAGGTTATTAATAAATGTAATTTCTGCGGGTGAATCTTCCGGCTGAATCTGTTGCGGGTAACTTTCACGAGTAAACTGCAAAACAGATGCTACATCCGTTTTTAAAATGTCATAGACTTGGATGAAATAAAGCTCAGGGTTTCCCTCGGAGTCCCACGGAAACCCATAAATTAAAAGATCGTTTCCGTTGTCGGGATCAACGGGCGTCCCACCTGCTCCCAATTGTAGCGGGTTTGGCAGTGCGGTATAGCTCGGATTAGAAGGCGTTCCCGAAAATTTGAATACGTCTTTATAGGTTGTCCTGGCTTCATCCTTATAAAAGTAGATATAGCCGTTTGAAAGTAATTCTGTGGTGTCTTTATTGAAAAATGGCTGCTGAATAGCAGTAAGGGGAATATATTTGTAAATATCAGGCGTAGCCATCAGTAAACACCAATAGGTTAAATTGTTATCTACAATGGCGATACGTTCTTTTTATTTACTGATAGTATAATATTTTTACTATTGTTTGTCTAATTTTTGGTCTTTATAAGAAATATTGCTTTTATTAGTTTGTGAGATATTGACCATAGCAAGGTTAAAGGGGTAAAATTATGTAAAATAAAAATTTACAAACGAGGTAATTATTATGGATTTGTTAGCTTTTTTACTATTTGCTCTCAAATGGTTTTGGATAGGCGCTCTTGTATATTTTCTTATAGGAGCCTCCCTTATTTACATTGGTAATTTTTTAGACGCTATTTCTGATTATCAGTCGAAAGAAACGGATAAGCATATCGAGAAACACCATCCAAATTAACCGCTTTAACTGGCTTTTCAGATTCTTTGAGTCTATTAAGATATCCATGCTGAAATTTTTTGTTTCTTGATAATAGCCCAAGAAGTTTTGCGGTTCCTATCAGTTCAGCAGCTTCTTTTCCTCTTTCTTGGTCAACATTCCCCGTGGCAATACCCAGACTGCCAAGAGCAAGAGCGGCTTTCGCCATCTTCTCGCCTGTTTTTGGTTGTACCATTTGGTTAAGGTCAAGGCCTGTATTTTCTTTAGCGATCAATGCGCTATCAAGTTTCATGCGCTGCTCAGGAGTAAATAATATTTTCTTGGTATCATCGCCCATTTTTTTATAGGCATTTAATATATTGCCTTCTTTGATTTCAGTTTGTCCGTAAACTTCACGCAATCCTTTCGTAAGGTACTCATGAGCGACGTAAGTTTTTTCTTTGGGGCTTAAATATCTAGTAAGTTTCTCTAAAAGTTGAGGTTGCTCAAATTGGCCACCTTTTAAGAAAGTTGGTATTATTCTTTCATTACGTTCGTCTTTCTTAGTGAATTTAATAATATTTTTATCCCGCAAAGGAATGACATTGTTTTTAAAATGTTCTTTGGCTTTTATCCAGTTTTTAACTAATTCTTTGTTATCACTTGCTAATGCCGACTGATCAATATCTTTGTTTAATGCTGCTTTTAAAGATAACAATACAGATTCAGATGATCTATCGCCTTTAGCATCAGCGTTTTCAATAGCTGCATTGATTCGCTTATCTAAATCAAAAGCGGCTCCAAATGATCTTTCCTTTTCGACTTTTGTTTCAAATTGCTTACCATTTTTGTCAAGAATATTGCTCTGATTTGATTCATTTTTAGTAATTGATTTAAGTTTGCTTGCTAAAGTAGGGTCATAAATATCCGAGAATTCTTTATTTTCTTTAGAAAATTTTTCAATTTGTTTTATATTTTCTTTTGCAGCCTGCTCGTAGTTAGTCATTGATACTTTTTCTTTGGTTTTATCAGCATGTCCAGAAACAAGCTTATACAATCTTGACTTAGTACTTTCTGCTTGTCTTGTAGCCTTAATGAGGGCGTTTTGCAATGCTTCATCAACATCCATTTTGTTTGATATTCCATTAGCATCAATGACATCTTTAGGACGCATATCTTCCACAACATCCGCGACTGATTTTTGTATGTCACGTCCACGCTTAACATACGCTCCAGCATTACCACTAAATGGGATATGAGCAGATAATGACTCGAACATTTTCAGAGTAGGAGAGCCAGAAACTTCCCCGAAAGAACTAGAGGTACCAACTATGTCAGCAGCCTTCATATTTCTTTCTACTTCTTCAGGTGAAGCATGAGCGCCAAAAATTTTCTTAAGCCCTTTTCCTGCATATTTTGCGCCCATTCCTAATCCATATCCCAAAGCTGCCTCAGCAGGTACACTGGCAGCACCTATTATCGCGCCTTCACCCGCCGCCTTCAAAGGATCATCTGGATTGTAAACTGGTACAATTGCTGCACCCTCTGCGCTTCTTCCTGCGATTTTAGCAGCAGTTTTAGTTCCTTTTTTACCTAACATGGCTGCCAATTTTGGATATGACTCAATACCTTTTTCAACGTAGCTAGCGCCTTTTGATGCTATTCCCAAAGGCATAAGCATGGGAGCAACTGCACCAGCGACTTTACCGCCTTTAAAATAATTAGGATGCTGATCAATTATCGCTTGTTCTTCTGGCGTGAAACTTACTAGATTATCAGGTACTTTAGATTTTAAGTTAGAGCCGAAAACAGCGTCAATTCCACGCGCTCCTAATTTACCTATATTCGCGCCTAATTCTCCAAGTTCACTTTCAATTCCGTAACGAGATACATTTTCTTCGTCGGAAGGTTCAATATAATTTTTTATTTTTTTTGGTTTACTAGCTAATGCCTGATTTTTTTCCTCATCTGAAAGGAAACGAGTTTTAGATAATTTTGCGGCCTCTCTTTCTTCTTGTGATAAAGGCATTAACCTATCTCCTGTTCAGAATAAATATTTCCATCTTTAGAGCGATACATTAAATTGCCGTTAGAATCTGTAAACCATCCTGCGCTACCAGCTTTACCATTCATTTGTTTAACTTGGCTCTTAAGATCGGTAGGAAAACTTTGATTTCCAATATCTTGTACACGTTTTTGAAGTCCAGCCTGTGACATACTAAGAGCCTGAGCATTATTGGCAAGCATGTTTTTAAGTGCATTCCATTGGGAAAGCGCAAGCTCAGGGTTGCTTTTCCATTTAATGGGGTCTGCCAATTCTTTAAGAATAAAGTTTGCATTGTCTGTTGCTTGCATACCCGTGTCACGGCCAATCTCTTTTGCGAGGGCTGGCATTTGAACAGAAACCCAGTTATTGAGTTTTGCGTATTCTTCGCTAGGTGTCAATCCCATAGAAGCCATCCATTTTTCGCGTTCCGCATCGGTTTTACCCATTAGTCCTGCGTATTTCACAATGGATGGCATATCAGCATCAACTTGTTTAACCATGTTATCTACGCTAGCGGCGTAGGTTCTTTGTTGACGAGTAGCAGCAGGAACAGTTTTTGCCTCAATATAAGAACCCATGACATCCTGATTCTGAGCAGTCTGATCGTCCGTAATAGGAATACCCGATGCAGAATTAGCAATTTGGTTTTTAAGCTGTTCAGGCAATGATACATATTGCTCTTTACTCGGTAATTGAGTCATCCCTTGAGGAGTCGCTACTGGTTGCTGTGGTTCCGTAGGCACGCCAAAATCTCTTGCAAAGCCAGGTAAAAAGTTACTGGCTTGAGGAGAATTTGGATTAATGCCAGAGTGCCTTTGGAATATTTTGTAATCTTCATCACTAGCAGAACCCGCATTAATCCTATCAACTGCCGAGGCAAATTCTTTATTGCTACGATAAAGTGACATCCCAGCAGGTGTAGAAATAATTTGTTTCGCTATATAAGCTGGATTATTGAAACGCGATTGACTTTGCCCGAGTTGCCCAGCAGAAGTATACGCATTTTGAGCGCGTATATTCATTTCCTTTGGATAGTATTCATTTTCCAAATTTTGATGTTGCGTCTGTGCTTGGAGTTGTTCAAGCTGTGCTTGTAACGTCTTTGGGCGGTATGTATTTTGTTGCTGCATCGCTTGTGCGTTTTGGAATAACTGAACTAAGCCCGCTAAGGAGCTGGATTGCTCAGGTGATACAGGTTGAAATTGTTGAACAGGTAAAGCCATTAGTTATACCTCATCATTGGTTGCGCTGCGCTGGATGATCCACCCATGCCGCCAGTTGGAACCCCAGCCGCAGCTCCGCCCATTGCTGCTATTGTCTTCCAAAATTCGGAGTTAGACTGGTTTTTATTTTGCTGGCCTGTATATGCAAGATTACCTTGCGACATTAAGTTAGATGCTAAACCTTGCGTAAGTGAATCTGAAGCATTATAACCTTGGTGCATCATATCTTGAGCGCCATTCATTCCCATGCCGTACATTTGCATAATATTACCCATATATTGATTATAATCCTGTGAAGACAATCCGGCAATTTTTTGGGCAAGCGCAAGTTGAGTTGCAGAGCTTCCAGCTTGACCGCTCGCAGCCGCAGCATTCTTAGCGCCTTGTGTCGCTTGTTGTACATTGAATTCATAGCCAGGTGATTGCTGATAGCCTTTTCCCATCGAGTTATAAAGACCGCTTGGATCATAAATTAATTTCTGGATTTGCTCATTGAGAGTACCCATGTTCTTTTTGCCATTGGTAATATAATCATCATAACCTTCGTGAAGAACACCAGGGACTTGATTATAATATTTGCTTGCACTATCCGCAGGATTTTTATTTCCAAATAAACTATCAAACATAATTAATCCTCCAGAATATTAATTCTCTTTTTAATGCCGTTTTTAACAAAATAAATATGATCGTGAGTTGTATCGACTAAAATACCCGTGTAATGCGATAAATCGGTTTCCGCGATTTGCTCTGCCGTCATTAACATTGTTGTTGATATAGCAACATAACTCCCAGTATTGTTAACCATCATGGTTGATATTGTAGAGTTATATAAAAATCGTTGTTTGCTTTTACCTGACGAATTTAATCTTAAAATATTGTCATTAATTTGATTTGGAATTATGTATCCTTCATCCGATAAATTGGCTTGCATTTGACTGACTAAATTAGAAAAAAACTTGTACCACTCGTCAGTTAATCTGCCTTCTTTGTCACAAATATTTCCAATCGGAAGCCCTGATATATTCATTCTGAAAGCTCCAATGTTCCGTTAAAAATAATAAATCTGTCAGCAGACCAAAACGTAAACTTAGTAACTAGATCATTAGCTCTTCCAAGTTTTCTAAAAGTAACTCTTCCTTTTCGATAACCTTGTGGCTGTAAATATCTTGAAACTGTATTTCCGAAAGATACGCCGCCATCTTTTGAAAGCGATAAATCTATACGATGCTCTTCATTACTGTTGCCATGTTCCATCGGAAGCTCTACTTTTTTGGTTATAAAAGGCATGTCGGTTGGTTGGCGAAGATTTGGCGGGATTCGAACCCGTGGAACAATAGCGCCATCGTACGTCGTAAATAAGGTATTCATTTCATATAAGCAAGAATCAACAAAGCTTATAAAATAAATTTTGTTATTAAATTCCACCAATAGCTTAGCGATATGTCTATTGTAATGTTCATCCACTAACACATAAATTAAGTTTGTATTAAAGTCATACGCAATCGAAAAGTTATCAGAATTAAATGTTAATTGATAAATTATGTGCCCATCGATTTGATACAAAAACCCGACTGAATCTTCTGGATGTTCAAATGTTGAAAATATAAAATCAAGACCACCTGTAGATATTGGTTCAGGCTTACCACCTCGACTGACAACAAGTTGTGGTGTTCCCTTCTCGCCCTTCGCAAGATAAATTAACATATCAAAACCAATGGCAATTGTATCTCGACTGACTGTACCATATGAAATAGAAATAGAGTTGTCGCGCTGGTACACTTGCAATTCTGTCGGTCTTGCGTCCCAAACTTCGGCAATGTTTTCACCGATGACCCATAAGCGAGGATCAAAAGCAACAGCGGCTTGCAAAACGTCACCTTGTGTTTGCAACTGGTTAATATCAAGAACATCCCATAGTGATCCATCATTAGAATCTGACCTGTGGAAATTGTCGTTATCATCAGTCGCGATAAAGAAAGTATCTTTAAATGTTAAATAAATTGGTCGAAAATCAATAGCCGGAATCGTAAAAGAATTTAAGTTGTAGTCATAAATGTATATGTGGAGTCCATCTTCAAGAGCAACTTGACCACCAAAGTTTTCAGCGATATGAACAATTCCAGAAGTAGTGTTAAGGTTACCAATTAATCTAAAATTCAATTGCTTTGTTATTACATAAACGCCAGAACCAAAAACAGCGACCATTTTATCAAGGTGTTTGCCTTTAAATAGTCCTCTTGCTTCTCCACTTGGGAAAGTAATTTTTTTTTGATGACCAGCAAAAGGAACAAGTGAAGGATTGTCAACATCCGAACCAGACACCATGAAATTAAGTGTAGTTTCACTTGTTATTTTCGGATAACGCGCAAACTGGGTTCCACCCACCATTTTTAGCGGAATAGGCGCGCTCATGGAGTCCATCCTTTTCCGAGGTTAGCCTGAGCATAATTCACACCAGAGCGGCTAAACATTGAGACTTTACGCGATGTGAAATCCTCGCCAGTCATTTGATAAAGTTTTTCTTCCATTTTTTGAAGTGTCGCTTCATGCTCAGGATTAAAATTTTCTTCGTAAAAATGACAAATTCGCTTAGCCAGTAAATATTTAAGATAGCTTGTATAAAATTGATCAAATGGCAAAGTGTCTAGTAATGAAGCCGAAGAAAATGCGTATTTGCCCGTAATATTGACTGTGTAAGCGCTATCTGGAATAAAGAAAAAATAGATTTTCATCGTATTATCAACTTGTCTTTCTGCATAATAATGCGTTAAAAGACTTTTTATATCGTTAATACGACCTGAACCGAAATAGTTGTATTGTGTATCTCGCTCCAATGGTAATCTTGTATTTTCGTCTAAGTTAAAAGTCAAACAATCAATTTCTACAAGATTTTGAACTGTGTAGATTTCTGTGTTTGCAATAGTTTCAAAAGTGGTATGAGAAGTATAAGGAATGAGAGCGGAATCAATCGCTTTTTCAGCTAAGATATCATTCAAGAGATCAAGGCCATCTTGTGAGTATTCACCAGGAATTGACTCATAGCCACGACCTACGACCCCTGAAAGATAAAACGCTTTAGCAATTAACTCCGCCGCATTCATGTGTATATTCCTTACACAGGGAACATTAAACGAATAGCATATTCGTCAATTAATGTACTACCCCAGATACAGTCGTAAACAGAGCCACGTTGGTTTTGTGCAAACACAGAACCCGTGTACATGCGTAACGAAGTACCCGTTTTTTCATGCATGACAGAAGCCGTTTTGTAAGGGTCTTCATCAGGCAATTTAGGCATACCCATGTAGAAAGGATTATCAGTGTAAGCAAAACCAGCTCTATGAGAATTCGCAACAGTTGCGGTCATAGATGTCGTTAACGGAATATTAATATTCGCATTAACGTCTGTTGGGTTGTTTTCGATGTCAATTAACGCAGGATATACTTGCGCAACAACATTACCCGATCCATTAGAGTCTGCATCCGCAGTAACACGTACTTGAACTTTCTGCTGAGAAACACCACCACCAATTGCTTGTAAGAAATACAAGCCTTGGCCACTGGTTGCGTCGATCGTGATAATATCGCCTTCTTTCAAAGAGTCAGTTACCGAAGTACCAGCGCCACTGAAAGTAATCGCTGTGCCATCACCGTTGATCGAAACAAAGGTTAATGTTCTTTGGTTTTGACCAGCATCCCCTGCCGTATGAATAGGCAATAAGTTGCTTTGATAGAAACGAGCATTAGAAACGCGTAAGCTTCCTAAATCCCAAGAGTTGCGTAACTTTTCGTTTTCACCAGCCACAAATTGATTGAGCATGGAGCTAACTACTTGAGATACACCAATGTCAGGAATATAGATTTTCGCTTCGCCATCCATTGAAGCACCCACGTTGCGTAACTTTTCAAGCATACTCGCGTATTGTGAAATATTGGTTACGCCACCTTGCGTAAAGTCTACAGCGCGGTAGGTATGATTTATCGCATTTAAAGCTAAATTACGACCAACTTTTGATGCCAATGTAGCAATTGCGGATTTGCCGAAGACATTCATATAATCGTCAACATTGAAGATTTGCTCTTGAGCCGTGAAAGCAAAAGGAACAGCAGCTTCTTGATCGACAGTCATTGAGAATTGACGTTGTTGAACGCCAGTAAAAGTTACAATCAAAGAATCCTGAGCAATCATGCGTGGCGGAGCATCCCAAGAAATAGTTGCGCCTTTGTTCATGGGGTATTGCTTTTGGAAGTCTTTGTACTTTTTATTGACATTCGCAATAAACGGGTTAGAGTTTTCGAGCAAGCCAAGACCCGACTTGGTATACTCAATTACCTGGACTAAAGTATTACTAACAGCAGACATAATATATAAACCTCAAAAATAAAAATTAATTTGTTTTTGAGTAATGGCTGGCTGTTAAGCTTAGGTTTTTAGACCATGTACCTTGCGGCGTAATCACTCACAGACATTTCACCATTACCCGTGTTTCGTAGAGGTTTAAGCTGGGATAATGGTTCAGGCGGTAATTCGCGATTTTTTGCAGATTCACGATTACGGATTGAATCCGATAATTCGTTAATCTTTTTCATCGCCATCCGTTGAAAACCAGGCGTTCTTAAATCAGAGACTAGCTCTTTTAATTTCGCTGGGTCTTTGCTCAGGTGATAAAGTACATCTCCTGAGTTATCAACATTATTTACCGCATATAGCACGTCTTTTAATTCATTCACATAATCGAACTCTTGAACCACCGTATTAAAGTCTTCGTACTTTGTAGTCGCGTCTTCAATCTTTTTTGCTAGTGCAGAATGAACCCTATCGGCCTCTTGCTGCTCAAGCATTTGTTGGTGTTTCAAAGCCTGTTCTTTTAATTCGGCTTGGTAGGTTTCCCGCGCAATCCGTTTAATTTCCTCAGGGTCGATGCTTGGTTTAGAATTAGCAGGGTTTTGGATGCCATATTGAGCTTCCAATTCCCGCCTAGCTTTTTCATAGCCTGCCCTATTTTCGCTTGCCGCAATTTTTGTAACTTGCGACTGCGGAAGCATCTTCTCGTTTTGTGTTTGCGCGGTTTGTGGCGCTTGAACTTCCGGAGTAGGTGCTTGGGTTACAGGGGTTGAAACTTCACTAGATACGTCTATATTTTGAACATCATCTGACATTTTAAATCCTCTTGACTATTAGTCCCGTCACGGTTGGTTTGTCTAAACGTGAGACATCACGGCTATTTTTCCGTAGCTCGGTTTTTTTCTGATCAAAAGCTCAGATCGCTTATACAATATTTAACCATAAAGTACATATATTAGTCAAATAGCGTAGAATTTATGCAGTAACAGTCTGCGCCTGAGGAGCGCTTATAACTTTGTGAATTTCCAAGGCATGTTTACTAGTATCGAGTGAGTGTTTTCCAAGCTTTTCAGCAAACGTCATTGCTAAATTTGCATGGGTACGAATATTTTCAGCCTGTGTCTTGTCGGCTTCGTTTCTTACTTTGGCAGATTCAATAAGAGCGGTTCTTTCTAAGTCCATTGCATGAATGGCAGTATCCATTTTCTTAAGCTCAAGGTCTTTGTTCTTAAAGTATCCATCTTGATCAATCTTTTTAGATTCATTCATGACTTTTTGAGCTTTAAGCTGCATATCTTGCTCGGCTAAATTCGGCTGATTTTGCGTTTTTTGCATATTCATAGCCAGGAACCTTTCAGCCATTTGTTTAAGCTGATCTTTGCCGCGTATATCGATGTTATCAATTAAGATCGGCAGCCCTTGTTGTTCCATCATGGCGCGGAAGGCTTCGGAAACAGTCATCAGCTTAATAATCGTCTCAAAGGCACGATTGCGTTGAATTTCAAAGTTGACACCAGCCTTAATCACGACTTCCAAGTCATCAGAATCATAAGTAAGTTTAGATTCTGGAATTTCTGCGTCATTAATGCGTATATAGGTCTTTTGCCCATTTGGCAGCATGACAGGTAGTGTAGTCAATGTATTGCAATATTTAGGTAATAAGTCAGCTATAATACGGGCTGTATGATTCCAGGAAGACATATAGTTAACGACATAAGGCATGGCTGCGCCATTACTTTGGGTTGCTCCCTCTTCGATTGCAACCCCTGATAAGTCTTTTTCGTTGATGCCTATTTGTGGGTCATAGTTACCTAAAACAGTTTGTACTGATGTATCAAACATTTGGTAAATCTGCATGGTTTGAGCATTGATGTCCCCTCGTCTTTCAACACGAGGTTCGGGTATTCCTTCCCCAGAATTGTAAACAAAAGGAGCAGTTGCCTTTTGTGGATTCAACCAGGATAGCTTAAATTCTGGCTCAGTCGGAAGCGCCTTTTTAGCAACAAAAATATCGCTTTGGCGCATGTTTTCCATGTCATTGACGAAAGAGCTTGCAGCGAGGTTTTTAATACGCTGAGCATCAAAGGTATTGTGTATATACGAACGAGTACGCTGTTTTCCTTTTAATACGGCGCTATTGCCATCAAAAAATACTAACGGCAAAAAACGGAAATTGGTTTTAATTGGCTCTTCGATAATTTGATCACCAATAAATCGATATCTGTAAATTTTTGGGACTTTACGAGTACGTTCTTGCAAAACTTGAGGCGGTAATCCGAATGATTTCCACTCTTGAATCATAGCCTCGTATTTTTCGATAGGAACTGTTTTTACCTTGTCAGGTACTTGCGGGTCTTCGTACATAACGAATTTGACATTTTCATACTTCTTTTCAAAATAGTCAGCAATTAAAACAATGTCTCGCTGATTATCAGTGTACATCCATCGAAAATCATCTGATTCAGTCATGAAAATTGATTCGGACTTGACTTGCTCAAAATTGACATTGGGAAATTCTTCTTTAGCTTGAGATTGCAACATCGGTGTGAGCTTGTAACAAAAATTACCGTCATGCTTGCTGGGTTTTCTCGCCATCGGATCAAAACCGCATAAGGTGGAATCAAACGGTTTTTGAAGACGAATAACTTGGTTTAGACTCGTGTCTGATTCATACTCCGTGACAACCTCAAGCACAGAAAATCCACCGCTCATGATTTCCTTATGAATCTCTATTTGTATTTCTTGGGCATCACTATCTGAAAGTATGCAGCGTAAGTACCCTTCAACTATCTTGGGTTGCTCTGGGTTTATTTCATCATTCTTGGATCGAACAGTCATATCAGGCGTTTGTTTAGACCATTCTCCGCATTGCCGAGAGACCATTGGCTCAATGATATTGACTTCAACCTCAGGCTTGCCTTGGGCTTTTAAGTTAGCCCTGTCATCTTCGGTGAGTGTCGATTTATAAAGAAATTCGCGGGATTGGTGAAATCGTCTGTTGTTGTCTTTAAAATAGTTCTGGGCATCTTCTACAGATTTTTTTATGCGGGGTATCTCATCAAGATACTTTTTCTTTATTTGCTGTTCCAAGATTTCATACCCTGTTGAGGTGGCGCATTAAACCCATATGTTATGCTTTCTTGTTGCGGTAATAGACTTTCCAATTTATTATCAATAAACGCCAATTTAATAGCGTCATAACACGTGTCCGCTATATCATCGTGTCGGTGGCTGTCGTTTGCCGTAATTTTGGACATATGTTCAATACATATACTAGCATGAGAGCAATTTTTATGCAAAGTTATCCTTTTTGATGCAATGAACTTCTGCATTGATATGTATCTTGAAGCTTTTGGACCGGAATTAGCTGTTCTTTCAATCTCGATAATCTCTAGCCCTCTAGTCTCTTCCAAAACTGAGAGAAGGGTCACGCCGGTCGATTTTTTCTCTATGGCCGCAAATTGTGGCTTAATGGGGAAGCGTAGACAGTCACTCCAAAACTCAAGGAATTTACCATGAAGCTGTCTTGGCTCAACTCGCATCTCATGACAATCTATCCAATGCAATCCGTATAGGTTGGTTTCTTGAAAGCCAATTTTAATCTTATAAAGTCCCCAGAAACTGAAAACGGTAGCATCGTTATAGGTTTCTTTCGTCTCAGCCGTGTCAACCGTGATGAAAGTGGCAACAATGTTATCCGGTATTTCATCAAGTAATGGCTCGAAGTTTTTAGTTTTAAACAATGCACCGCCGGCAGGAATCGGGTTTTGCTGATATTGCGAAGCAAAGTTATATTGATCCACCGATTGCATTTCTTGAAGAACTTCTGACGTGTGCATGTCAGGCATCAACGCAATGTTTGATTCGTTCAAGGCCGGTAATATGACGGGTGTCCAAATATTTCTATCTAGTTTCCTATCTTGCAAAAGGTTTGCAGGTAGATCGTCCTCGTGTAGCCTATGAGCTATCATGATGATTGGCGTGGTAGGTTCATTATTAACACGGTTTACAAGAGTGCTTTTGTACCATTCAATGATTTTTGCTCTATAGGTATCGCTTGTTACCTCCATCGGCTTATGAATATCATCAATAATAATACAACCGCCGAACTCGGAAGAATTGGGTATACCAGCGCCTTTTCCAGTTATACCACCCTCATTACCAGCACCGAAAACTTCCGCGCCTGTATTCGTCGCAAAATGTTCAGCCGCCGAGAAATCTCTGCGTATGCGTATGCCAAATAGATCGTAGAATTGTGGGAGGCTAATAATCGTTTTAATTAATCGAGTCTGAATAACAGACAAGTCTTTAGCATAAGATGCATAAATGAAGTTGCTCTGTGGTGTTCTAGCGATAGACCAGGCGACAAAAAACACCATGTACGTTGTTTTACCGTAACGAGGTGGTGAACCAATATAAGTCCGCTTATACGTTGGATCGTGACTTACTACGCCATTAAGAGTACTAATTATTACGTCACTATAGCTTTCTCGTCCAAATGCCCTACGATCTAAAAAAGGCCGTCCATACACAAGAGGGAAGAAATATTCAATAAACTTTCTAAAATCGGCTTTTAAAATTTCTGGGTCTGGTAGCGATTGGATAGTACGACTTAAATAAGCAGGTATAGCTTGCTCTATTTTTAGTAATCGTCTTGATAAACTTTGCATTGATAAATTATATAATATTTATACAATTAGATCAAATTATGATCATGTTCCACGTAGAACATAAAAAAGCGCGGATATTTCACCGCGCAAATAGGTGCCATTGAAGATGATGGGATTAACCATCATTTATATTGTGCATTGTTTGAGCAAATTAGTCAAATATTGAGCATATGCGCCACTTCGTAATATTGATCAAAGCAGTTAAGTTGATAAATAGTGGCGCAATTAATAATACTTCGTAAAAAAATATTTTACAATGAAAATTATTATGTTAATATCATTTTATCTAATGGTTGCTTGATTCATGCTACCTTCCTTAGCTCTCAGCCCCTAGAGTGGATGAATGGGGCGCTTTATGGCAATAGCGGCGTGGACAGTGACACGATCTACATGCTGATCACATGGTGGGGTTAATATAGCCAAGCTTAGCGGCTTGTTGATGGTAATAAAGCCTATAACTTTATTATTGATTAACTTTCCTCGGACTAACCGAGTTATAGCCAGTGCAATTCTGGCCTATTGCCACTTTATGACAACAGTATCCGAGAGGTTAAGGAACACGGATATTATTTTATATCCCGAATAGTCGGTGGTTCGAATCCACCCTGTTGTCAATTTCTGAAAGGATATTTATGACAAACTGGATTCACCTATCAAACACAACTATGACAACCCCTGGCGTTTCATACAATGTCACTGTTAAAACTAAATGGGGCGATAAATTTGTTACAACATTGATGTTTATGGGTGGAGATGAGTGGGATACAAGCGAAGTTATTTTTCTTGATAAATCAGATTACACAATAACACATTTTTCAGAACTTCCAGAACCCGCACAAGACATACCAAGCGTTGAAACTCAAAAAACCTTAGAAGATACGGAAAATGGAATAGGATTGACAGAATATGAAAACATTGAAGAATTTTTTAAAGAAATTAATATCTAATAAGATTGATAATTCACAATCTATAAAATTAATAGATTTTGGATCAAAAGAAAAAAGATATTGGGGCCATAATTTTAATCTTGTCAGCAAACTTGATAATGATGGTTATAAATGGAATTTAAGTTGCTGGTATCCATGTCAATTAGGAAGACCAAACGTAAATGATTTTATTTCGCTAGCACTAAGTCACGATAATATTAAAATAGCAGTAATTGAAAAAGTAAAATCTTGTGAAAATCCATCAGATATGTATTTCTTAGAAATAAATATTAAAAATGCTTTTTCTAAATTTAAGCAATGGAATGATAAGAAAATCTAGTAACTTCTACGTATTACCTTAAGTAACCAGCAATACTAAACTGTATTAGAGAAAGCCGACACCGTCAATTTCGCAGGATTGCTGAATAGGGTGAGCAAAGATGCAGTTTATCTCGATGTCGGCTTTGTCGGCTTTTTTACGCTGTTAAACCTTTAAGAAAAGCTTTTGCCTTAGCTAATCCCCACTTTACCGCAGGGATGACTTGTGGATATGCGCTAGCAATAAAAATTCCAACTACAATAAAAAGTAAGTCTTTAAGCATTGATCACCTCTAGTTTGTATCCTTGGCTTTCGATGAAAGCTTTGTCTATTTTAATCATTCCATCTTTAAAAATTTTAACCAATATTTCACGGTTATTAGCACTTAATGCGATGATTTCTTCACCATGACCGCCAAATATGCTATATACTTCTCTTTGTCTTTGTAGCTTAAGCTTTTTAAGCTCTTCATTGCTGTGGGAAACATCATTTTCACTGTCAATAATTACACGCAATTTCTTAGGCTCGTAGAGCTTCCATTTGTCGCTGAATATCAGTTCATTCAATATATCAACGGAATCCCCATCCTTATCTACAATATCAGCTTGGGAATCTAATGTAATATACACATAACCATCTTCAAGTTCATCATGCGTAACCTTCTTGCCTTCTTTTAAATAATCCATCGCTTTTTTGAAATCAAAGTACATAGTGGTCTCCGTTGTTGGTAAATTGCCTATAAATGCGTAACTTCCATCATCAGGCGTATAAAATGAATTTCTGTAAATTAATTCATTAGAATTAATCTCTGAATATCCTTTATCTGCTTTAAGTTTAATATCATATCCAGCATCAAATAATATCTTAGCCTGCTCGTAGCTTAAGTTACTTGCGAGGTCTTGTTGGTTTGGAAGTAAATAATAATCTTCATAATCTCGTTCTATATTTTCAATTGTCATTCTTACTGCATTATTATTTTGGTTGTGAATTTTACCATTTTTCATATACCAATAACCTGTTTCTATGCTTCCAAATGTAAACTTAAACCCAGCCAAAACAAAAGGCTTGATCTTTGCGAAGGATTGGTTCATTTGGGGTTCCTTTGTTTTATGAACGTCGTCAATAATAACGCAAGACATCTTTGATACTACTGAATTTCTGTATATTAATTCTTTCCAGTATGTTTCTAGTTTATCTTTAAGTTCATTAGGTTCTCTTAATAATGGTTGTGCTGATCTATCTTGATATTGATATGGCTTAGTAACAATTTCCTGCTTCACTGGCTCGTTGTCGTAGAGTTTGTAGCAACCTTCTTCTGGAATATAATTTGTCACAGACCAACAACCGTACTTAATATTTTTAAAATGATACCAACCTTTTGTATTACTTTTGCAATAATAAGCATCTTCATGATTGGTAGATTTAATCTTATACCCAGCATCCATCAGCTTTTCGGCTTGGTCGCGGGTTAGTTTTTGTTGGTCTGATATACCTATGATATTCCAATTAATGAATCTGTTATCTCCGTATTTTTCTAATAAATCCAGTCTTTCAATCAATGCTCCAACTTTTAATGTATCTTTATAACCTGCATATCCATAATAATTAATGTTAGTACCATCAAATGAATACCTTGATACTTGAAATGGATCATCTGTAATTGTAAACGCCGCCATCAAAAACGGCTTAACTTCGCTGAATTTCATCAATCAAACTCCTTCAAACTCCTTAATTACAAAACCATGTCTTTCTATATGCTTCCTACGAATTAAACATTCCCCATCAGTAGTAAGAGTAACCAATGGAATTTCACTTCCAGTCATATTAATAACAGTTAATGTTTTATTATGTTGATTTAATACATCATTAATAACCCTTACTATAAGCTTTGGCTCTTCTTTTTTATACAATTCTAATTTCATTAAATAATCTCCACTTCGAATCCGTGTCTTGCTGCTGCATCTTTATCAACTTTAATTTTTCCACTCTCTTCAAAGAAGACAATACCAACGTCATTAATCGGCGCAACTGTTTTTACATCATCCCTAAACAGATGATTCCTCAGTTCAAGAACAACTGTTTTTTCTTTTGGTTTTTGCTGATTGTGGATTTCTAGTTTCATTTTGTGGTCTCCGGTTGGTTTTTGAATTAATTTGAAATACGTTCTTTGTTCATCGTTTAAAAGTTCATACGCTGAATTATATAGAATAGTTCCTTCTGGAATATCATTAAATAAACCCATGCATGAGAATTTAAAAGATTTCACGCAAATATATCTTTGCTTTTGCTTTTCAATATCCGCAAAATGTGCGTCTACGTCTTTTTTGAATTGAGATACTATTTTTTCAGGAACTGGCATATATGTAATCCATTCATATCTCCATGCATTACCCTTATTACTCCTTAATGTTTGACTTCCCTTATCAGAATAAACGTAAGGATTATCTGACTTTTCCTGATATTCCCAGTAATATTTAGCCTTAAATATACCGCCGTATTCTTTTCTCATTTTCTATCCTTAATAGAATGTACAAAACCTTCCAGTCTTCTTGTGATATAATCAAGAAATCCACAAGCAATAAAATTTCCATAATTTACTTTTATTAAAAATCCTTTTCCTAAGCAATATTCAATAATAATACCGCCATCATACCCAGTTTTTGATTTTAGAGTTTCTAATGATGAATGAATACGTCTTTCTATTTCAACATCTGAAATCATGGTAAATCATCCACAAAATTAACAAATACAAACTTAATATTGGATTCTGGCCAAACTTTACTTAGTTCTTCATTAATAAATTTAACCATAGCTTGATTGTATATCTCAATCTGCTCTTCTAAACTCATGCCAAACTCGCAACCTCAAGTAAAACAGCTTTTAAGCGTCGTGTTGTATCCAACCATTCATCACCAAACGGTACATTGTCCTTAATACATTGCTTCTCGTGAATAGCCAATTGCTGATTTATGTATGCGACATCGGCTGACATTGATGTTAATATTGAGTTCAGTTTCTCTAAATTACGCTGCTCTTGCTTGGTCATATTTATCCCCTATGAATTGTTTAACAAACGAAAATATATGCCTCGATGCAGCTTTCGCTACTTCTTCCGTGGCTTGTTGTTCTTCGATTAGGTCTTGTACATAGTCTTTGACTATAGTACCGAGTGACTTTGGATAATCACGCATATAAGCCTCGTCACGGCTTAATAGCTTCTCTAAACGGATTGGTTGCATTAAATCCTCTAAATTTCCTAAATCAAGCTTTGGCTTTTTTGGTGCTTTATGCCATTTTGTGTCTTCTTTTTCAAATACGTGCTTAAAATATTGGCTTCCTATTTGTACAACTATCCCCTCTGGCCGCTTAAATCCTTTTGCTCCATGTAATCGTGATCCTTGTTTTAGCCAAAACAACCACTTGTCAATCGCATCTCCTACATCAGTTTTATAATTAAAAGCCTTATAAATAAAATATGATGCTAAAACAGGAACAACATAAGTATTAGGTGGCAATAACTTTAATTCTGGATTTTCAAATTGTGCCTTAAATTTTTCTCCAAAATGCCAATGATTAAACAAGTAGAAGTTTCTGCAATCCAATCCTTCACCTGAATTAATGCCTTTACCTGCCCATTCGCCGTAATGTCTGCCCAAGCCTAGCTTTTCGATAAACTCTTCTCTATGAGCATAAACGTGAGCCGCAAAACCATGATTGTCATTATCAGGAGTAATCCATCTGTATCTGTTACCGCATTTAATATCAGGATTTCCTGTTTTTTCGTCTATATATATACAAACTAAAGAATTAGTACCATTTACTTTTTGTGTAATAGTCATCTTTAGGTTTTCAAAATAATCTATCTTTCCGAAGCTTTTAAATTCCATAATATTTCTTAATCCTCTCAAGATGATATTCTTTAGTCATTTTTTTAAAATCTTCGATTCCATCATCAATAGTTTTGTAACATTTAATGTAAAAAATCCTATCTGGCGCATAATTATCAAAATATGGATTTCCATATAATAGAGGTGGATTACAGTCTATTGGAATTCCTTTAACTGTGAATTTAAAATAATGATCGTCAGGCAATAAGCTTTTTATAAGATATTCACTGATATTAACTTTGAATTTATATGGCCTGAATTTGATGGTTGGGACTTCTCCGTACATAATCCTATCTTCATCTAACATCAAAACTCACTCCCACAAACGTCACAGTTAACTAATTCGTTATTTCTGATAATTACCCCATGTCCATCGCATTTCATGCAATCCCAGTGGGTTTTTTTATCTTTCTTTTTTGATATAATAGGCTCTTGCTCTTCTTGAAATTCTATTGGTTTTTTTAGCTTGATCACATAGTACCTTCTAATTCCATTCATTCAGGGCATATCGCATCAAGCATGGTTTGAGTTTTAACTATCTCTGATGCATATACTTTTTCAGATGGGTATAGGTTGTTTGTATGAACATCATACGCAATATCTTGGCCTATATGCGTCTTTAGAACGAGCAAAAACCCATCGGCATTCTTCATAGCCTTAACCAATTCCTGGAACTTTTCATCTGATATTCCAGGCTTCTTTTTTTCGAGTTTGATTAGTTCTAACCCCATACAATTCCTTTCCCTTCGCAAGCGTGGCAATTCGTTTCAACAGCATAATTTGCATAAGCATCCTTATTTTTATTTGCTGTCATTAATTTACCTGATCCTTCACACACAGGGCATTTGTGCGGTGTCTTTCCAGTATTTAATGTGACAGTATTTGGCTGATATGGTGCTGAATATGGCGTAAATTCAGCTTTTCCAAGTAGAATGCCTCGTAATTCATAAGTATTTAATAATGGTTCATCACACATATATCCAGCATGTAATTGCATATTACAATTACATGGCATTATTCATCCTCCTCATCCATAAACACTGCCGATATTCTCTCAACGTGCTTATCAAGTCTAATCGTCTGCTCTTCAAAACCACAATCACCGAGTCTTTTGACTTTGTAATTCGGAAAAACATATTTAATCTTTCGGAACTTGCTTAATGCTTCGCTGCGCTTTCTATAGATTCTATATGGGAAGTCAGATATCTCTTGAAATCCTTTCCCTGATTCCTCAACGACAAGCTTAACGAAACGTCCGTCAACTTTGTACATGAGAACATCATGGATTAACATGTCTTCTAATACATCATTAGTTTCTTTTAGGTAGTACCATGTTTCTATAATCATTCTAGCCCTATGTCTTGTTTGATCTGCTCTAATAAGCCAGTCTTTAGTTGCTGTATTATTCTCATGCTTATAATATTTGATACGTCATGCAATGATGTATATATACCACACGTGTAATGTTTGTCATTAAAATCGCAAGAGGCAGTTATGAGACCTTTTTTTCTATATCCGTCTTGCTCTGTTTCTGATTCGAGAGTGACTTTAGAAATAATCTTAACAGGTATTTGTAAGGTTATGTCACTATAACCGCTTTCTAGTTTTTGCATTTCAAAACCCCAATATCAAAAGACAAACTTGTATCACTTACCCATTCGTACTTAATCTTGTGCGATTTGGTAGGCTTAATTTGTAGCTCATTAAGTGTTTCACCAATAGGCACTGCGAGGCTACCAACCATTTCTGATGCTTTGCGTGTTTTATAAGTTGGCTCGTCAACAAAAGTCAGCGTAATTACATAGCCATCGTTTGTGACATTTACATATCTTGTGTTGATATTTTTTG